AAACAATTAATCTATACGATAAAGTAGAACGCGTTGTGGATAGTTGGTGTAAAAAGGTAGTGCTTTCTGCAGATGATAAAGAAGAAATTAGAAAAGTGCAAAGAGAAAGAATCCTTACTTATTTTAAAAGCCAACAATCTGATTTATACAACTTCTTATACATGTTCTTTAAAACTTCAATAGATGATTATATCGCTACAGGAAACAAAGAAACTTTTGAAGCTATTTTAAACGATGCAGCAATTAATCATCCTTATCAAGATGGTAATGGAAATTATATTGTGCGTTTAACATTATTACAAGAAGTACCAAGACAATCTGGAGGAACAACAACCGTATTAAATGGAATTTTAGATGAGTTGGTATGATAAAAAATAAATACATATATCAAATTCCTGCAAACAAATGGCAAGAAGGTAAAATGTTTATGCTTCAAGAAGTAGCACATTTAGGAAATGCGCATCCAATAAGATTGCTTTTAAATAAAGCAATTGCAGATTTTGAAGCAGGAAAATTTTCATATGATGGTGCAACATTTGTTCGTGAGCGTTCAACATCATTATTTGAAGTTGCTGCATTCATTCACGATTGGAGAAATGCAATGGGTTATGTCTCTTATAAAGTAGATAAAGAATTAATTGAAATAATGATTGTATTAGCGTATGATCCAATTTTAATTTTTTGGCGTTTCTTTTTAACCAGATTCACATTTTTAAATGTTTTAAGACACAAAATAATGCACACGTTTGTAGCATCAGTTCCAAATGATTTATTTATAAAACAGGAATTAATTTAAATACAAAAAAAATGTTGGAATTGTTTAAAGTGTTTAATCCTGTGATTATTTCTGTTGTTTCTGTTTTTGGGGGTGCTGCAATTAAATTTTATTTTGATGCAAAAACAATTAAAAAGAAATATGATTTTGAGAAATTAGAAAATATTACATTGAAAGATGAAATCCAGGATAAAAGTTTATCAATACAAATGGAATTGCAGATGTTGAATGATATAAAAGAAATTGTTGAAAGTGTATTATATAAAACTAATGCAGATAGATTTTTAATATTATCCGCAACAAACGGCAGAACTAATTTAAGATTTGCAACAGCAATCTATGAACAGCATAAAAACACATCTTCTGTTGTTTTGTCTATTGGTGCGACAGGAAAATATGTGAAATTTGAATTTGATTCTGAATATAAAAAAATGCTGAAAGATTGTGAATTAAATTCCTGTGTTGAACTTGATGTTGAAAAAATGCCGCCTTCAGATTTGAGATATATTTACGAATCTGAAAAAATAAATTTTTCAAATGTATATTTTTTAATGCGTGGAAAAATTGATGAATTAAATGATAGGTTGTTTTATTGTTCGGTTTCAACACATGATAAAAGAAAATTTGATAAAAAGGAATCTTTGATTATTAAAGTTGCAATAGATAAATTGAAAAGTAAATTTTTAGAATATGAAAAAAATAATTGATGATACATTGAAATCACCAAATGGCAAATGGAGTAGGAAAAGTTTAACAATGTTTGTTTCTTTTATGGTGTGCATTGCTTTGGGTGCTTATATAGTAGTTTCTAACTACATAACAGAAACACCTGTTTCAAATAATGCAATTGATGTTTTTAATGGTTTTTTATTGCTTGTTGGTGCTTTGTCAGGGATAACTGTTTGGGATAAACAATCTCTTGCTAAAAACAATACTAATTCTAATACCGAGGAATAATGGCTAAAACAATCACAATACCAAACAAGCCACAAGTAAAAAAATCTGTAATAGATAAAATCTTGAAAGAAAAAGGAATTGATGTTAAAAAATATCCAAATCTTATTATTGGGATTAGAGGTTACTTTTTAAATACTCAAGGTAAAAGAGGAGAAAATGACAGGGGCATATATGACGATGCTCTTATTATTTACACACCTTCTGTTTATGCTACATTTAACGGAAACGTAGATCCAAGTGTTCAATATAAAAAAGGTAGAGCCGTTCTTAAAAAAGGATTCTACTTAGCACATAAATTTGATATTCATGGAGGTAGAACATCTCAATACCCTGCCATTTGCCAGAGATTAGGAAAAGTAACTGTTATTCGTGATGGCCAAGGAGAAGATACCGGAAACTTTGGAATAAACATACATAAAGGAGGTAATACTACAACAAGTTCAGAAGGTTGTCAAACATTACCACCAAGTCAATGGACTGCATTTTACGAATTAGCTAAAATGGAATGGAAAAGAATCTATGGAGATAATTGGAATAAAACAATTGTTCCGTATTTATTGTTAGATAATTTAAGTGATAATTTAGGAATTTAATTTTTTAATCATGAATCAAATAAACTTACATACAATCGATTGGAAAAGAGTTCTAATATTTATTTTGACAATTTTTATCCTGTTATTAGTGTCTTTGAATTTTACTCAATGCGAAAATAACAAAACCTCATTAGCTAATATTGATGCTTTAAATTCTCAAATATCAACCTACAAGTTGAAAAACGGACAATTAGTAGCAATTTCAAAATCTCTTGTTTTAAATCAAAAGCAATTAGAAGATTTGGTATTGTCTAAAGATGCTGAAATGGAAGAAATGGCAAAGCATTTTTCAAAAGTAAAAACAGTAACCAAAATTGTAACAAATACAATTATAGACAGCATTCCAATTCCTTATGAAGTAGAAGCTCCATGTGTATTTGAGAAAACAGGAATTGTTGAAAATAAAAATTATAATTTAAAGTATTTCAGCAACCAAAAAGGGATTAGGATTGATTCATTGAATGTTCCAAACACAATGACTTATGTTTCCGGAGTAAAGCGTAAGTGGTTTTGGGGAAAAGAAACCAACACAATAGATATTACAGCTTCAAATCCATTGGTAAAAATAGACAGCATTCAACACATAGAAATTCAAGAACCAAAGAAATGGTATCAAACAAATGGTGCTAAAATGGGTGGTGCTGTGATAATTTTTGAAGTTTTAAAAGCAGTTTTAGTAAAGTAGTTTTTTATTTAATTTAATATAAATTTTTACATAAAATATAAAATCATGAAGGGAATGCACGATTACATAGTTGAGGTAAAAGAAGCTTACAACGAAAGTTTTAAAACAGAAAGCGGAGTTGAAATTTTTGCAGATAAAAGATTTAGTGCTGATAGATTAGCAAATAGATTAGCTAAGGTTATTAATGTTCCGGCTTTGCAAAATTCAATAATCAAAGAAGGATATGAAGTAATGGTTGATCCAACTATTTTCCTAAAGCAGAAATATGAAAAACATGCTGAAAACGATAATGTTTTTTTACAAGATGCTAAAAAAGGGTGGTACAAAATACAACCTTCAATGATTGTTTTGTATAGAGAAAATTCAGAATCAGAATGGAAAGCTTTTGGTCAAAACTTATTGGTTGAGTTCATTAAAGAAATTGTTGATGAAAAAAAGATAGGAAGTATTGTTACTCAGTTACAGAAAAGCAAATATGTAGAAGGAGTTGCTAAGTTAGTTTTCTTAAATGAAGAAATGGAAGAAGATGGAGCAAAAATTAATGATACAATAGCCATTAAAAAAGGTTTTGGAGTTTCATTTTGGATAGATGGTAAAGAGTTTTTCTGGATTAGAAACAGAGATGTTTTAGTAATTATTAACCAAAACTAAGAGTATGGAAAGTAATCAAAAACAAAGCTATTACAAAGAGAATCTGCCAAACCTTATAGATAGGCTAAAAAATTCAGTTGAAAAAACACTTGATATTATTGATAAGGATATAGCTGATGATTTAAGTGATGATAAATACCTAAATGTTTTAAAAGCAAGAAGACAAGCTTCTGAAGATGTTATTTGGACATTAAAACGAATTGATGAATTAGAGAATGAATTATTGGGTATTGATGAAGTTGTAAACGAAGAAATTAAACAATTAGAACCTATAAATCCAACAAAGAAATTCGCAAGAAAAAAAGTTACAACTGAATGATATTCTATTTAGGAGATAAAGTTGAAGTCGAAGTTGAAGACAAAATACGTTTAGCTAAAAATAAAGCTAAATCGTGGGCCTATGGCTATAATGAAGCGATTGACACCGTTATAATCTCAAGAGATGGAACATTAGGAGAGGTTTATAGTATTTGTGGAATAAATATTGGTTTACCAGAAAAACCTAAACATGAAGATATAATAAACCATAATAAAACACCTCGTAATCAAAAATGGACTAGGCAAGATTTACCAGAAGGACTGAATGAAAATACAATGTACGATGCAAAGTATTCAGAATACATTGAAAGGGAGTTTGAGAGACGTGAAAAAGGCTTGTGGATTTATATAAATTCTCATCCAATTTGGATTCCAGGAACTTATTACTATGGTATTCAATGGGTAAAAGAAACTACTGAATATTCTAATTTTAGAAATATTCAGAATGAATTAATGATATTTTGGGAAGCTTGTAAGGCAGATGATAGATGTTTTGGAATGCAATATGTTAAAAACAGACGTATTGGAGCTTCATATCTAGCGATTATTGAACTTTTAGAATCTGGAACAATTAACGAAGATAAAATTTTAGGTATTATTTCTAAAAAAGGAGATGATAGTAAAAAGATTTTTAATCGTTTAATTAAAGGATTTAAGCGTTTACCTTGTTTCTTTCAACCTTTATGGGATGGAACAAATACACCTAAAAAAGAACTAATTCTCGATGTACCTACTAAAAGAAGAGCTAAGAATGAAATCATTAGGGATGATGGTTTAGGTTCAAGTATCTCATGGCACAATACCGAGATTAATGCAATGGATGGTGATGCAATATTTCGTTCTCTTTTGGATGAGAGTGGTAAATACCCCCCAGATGTTCCTTTTGATAAATATTGGTACATTGTAAAAACATCACACACTAAAGGTGTTCGTATTACAGGGAAATCAATGGTAGTATCTACTGTAAATGCAAAAAAGAAAGGTGGAGCTGGTTATGAATCAATTTGGAATGATAGTGATGTAGAAGTTAGAGATGGTAATGGCCAAACTAAATCTGGATTGTATAGAATATTTATTGCTGCAGAATATTGTTTAGAAGGTATGTTTGATGAATTTGGATTTACAATTATAGAAGATCCAAAAGTATCAATAAAAACAGATGAAGGGAAACTTACCAAAATAGGTTCAAAAACTTGGTTAAAAAATAAAGCAGAATCATTAAAAGATGATCCGGAAGGATTAAACGAATTTAAAAGACAGTTTCCAGACACTATTCGTGATGCTTTTCGTGATGAAAGTGGTGAATGTGCTTTTAACTTAGTTAAGATTTTAGAACAAATAGACCATAATGAGTTTGAATTAAACGAAACTATTTATGGAAATGACTTAGTTGAAAGAGGTAATTTTTCATGGTTAGATGGAGAAATTGATACAGTTGTTAAATGGAATCCCGATCCTGCAAATGGAAGATTTTGGATAGCTAAAGATTGCCACCCACCTAAAGAACTACGAAATTTAAAAACTAAAAAACTTATTAACGGAGTATTGGCTTTTGCACCGGTAAACGAACATATAGGCTGTTTTGGTGTTGATCCATATAATAGAAGTAAAACAGTTGATAGTCGTGGTTCTAAAGGCTCAATACACTTATCAACTAAATTCAATACAGGTCCGTTTCCAAATAACGCTTTTATATTAGAATACATTGATAGACCTGCAAAAGTTGAATTGTTTTTTGAAGATGTTTTAATGGCAATGGTTTACTATTCAATGCCAATGTTAGCAGAGCTTTCCAATGAAAAATTCTTATCAATGATTAGAGATAGAGGATATAGACACTTCTCATTAAATAATCCTTTTAAAAGCTATAAAGATTTAAGTGCTACTGAAAAGGAATACGGAGGAATGCCACCACAAGATACGAAAATTGGAGAACAACAATTCTTTGCAATGGAAAGTTATATTCAAGACCATATTGGAATTGCAAGAGATAATTCAGAGAGAGAAGAAGGAACTATTGGTTTCATGCCATTTAACAGAACACTAATGCAACTAAAGGAAGTTGATCCAAACAATAGAACTAAGTTCGATGCCTACATTAGTGCTAGTTTATCAAGACTAGGAAATCAAAAAAAGATTAAAGAAGTAGTTGAAAAAACACCTATAAAACTAACAAGTATTTTTGGAACTTTTGACAATAGTGGAAATGTTTCTGTACCAATAAGATAATATTTTATATAAGCAATTATATTTAATATAAATTATTATATATTTGTTGTATATATTCTTTATTAAAATTTTTTGATATGACAATGATTAAATCTGTAAAAGGGAATCCAAACCCACTCGCTACTTTTGAAGAGAAAAAAAGTGATGAGTATGGTTTAAAAATTGCACAATTAATTAGTTCAGAATGGTTTAATGGAAGTTTTGCAACATCTAAAAACTGTAATTTCTTAACAAGAAGGGATTATGTTAGAAACAAAAGACTTTTTGTAAGAGGTGAGCAAAGTATTGATGGTTATAAAACACATCAAGCTAGAGGTGATAACGACTTATCTTTTTTAAATTTAGATTGGACCAATATAAATTTAGTTGAGAAATTTTGTAGAATTGTATCTAATGGAATTTCAGATGAAAATTATAGACTAGATATTCGTGCTACTGATAGAATCACTTTAAAACTAAAAGAAGACAAAAAAGACCAATATCGTAAAGACTTAGCTTCTATGCCAATGCTTAAAAAAGCAAAAGAAGCACTTGGTATAGATTTGATGCCACAAGGTTTTGTTCCAGAAGACGAAGAGGAAATGCGTTTATTTTTAGAGATAAAAGACAGGCCTAAAGTTGAAATAGCAGAAGAAATATTGATTCAATACATAAAATCTTCTAATAATTGGGATTTTATTGAAAAGCAAAATAATAAAAACTTAGTCGATTTAGGATTAGCAGGTATTCGAATTTTTACAGATAAAAATGATGGTGTTAAATTAGATTATGTTGATCCGGAACATTATGTTCATAGTTATGTTAAGCGTAATGACTTTTCAGATAAATACTATGAAGGAGTTGTAGATACAATTACTTTGTCAGACTTAAAAAGAGAAAGTGATTTTACAGATGTTCAATTACGACAAATTGCAAAAACATATAGCACCACAAATAACCTTTCTTTAGATTATAATAATTGCCCTATTGAATCAATTATTGATATTAAGGTAGATGTTTTAAGATTTGCATGGAAAACATCTAAAACAACTGTATTTAAACAAAAACTAAGAAAAGGTGAGGTTGTAAAGGTTTCAAAAAAGAATGAATTATTTGAAGCACCAGATAGAGCAGATGTAGGGGTTTTATCTAAAACACTTGATACTTGGTTTGAAGGTAATTTTGTAGTTGGAACAAATGCAATTTATGGCTACCAAGAATGCGAAAACTTAGCTAGAGATATAATGAATAAAGCTATGTCTCCATTTGTTTTCATGGCAACTGATATTTACGAAAACAAACCACAATCATTCTTAACTAAAATTGAACCTATTGCAAATCAAATGCAAAACATAGCTCTTAAACTTCAAAGTTTCTTAGCTGAATTAAAAGGTGATATTACAGAAATTGACTTAGATTTATTAGCAGAACTTGATGATGGTAAAGGTGGTGGAAAAAAAGAAGTTTGGCAAACAGCTTTAAAATTACTACAAGTTAAAGGAATTGTATTTAAGAAGCGTGTTGATATGGGAGAAATGGGAGTTAAAGAAGCTTCTGCAGTAAAAACATATCCTTCTGGAACAGGTGGACACATATCTTCTTTATTAAATGCTTGGGCGTTTAAGTATAATCTTATTAGAGATATTACAGGTGTAAATCCTGCTGCTGATGGTTCATTATCACAAGATGCTTTACTTGGTGTTAGTCAAATGGCAAAATTAGCTACTAATACAGCTACAAAACACATTGTAGATACTGCTGTAATGATCAACAAAAAGACTTGCGAAACTATATCTACTAGAATACATAGTATTTATAAATTAAAAGAAGCAAAACACATACAAGAAATATATAATAACGTAGTTGGAAAACACTTATTAGATGCTCTTGATGTTCTAAAAGATAGACACTTACATGAGTTTGGTTTTACTTTTGAAATGAAACCTACTACACAAGAATTGCAAGAGTTTAATGCAGATTTACAAATGGCATTGCAAGAAGGCAATATTAACCCAGAGGTTAAAATTGAAGCTTCAAGAATAGCTAAAGTAAATATTAAGTTAGCTACTGAGTATTTAATGTACCATAGAAGAAAACGCATTAAACAAATGCAAGAAGAGCAAATGGCACTTGCTCAAAATAAAAGCCAAAATGATGCAATGGCCGCACAAGCTAAAACACAAGCTGAATCTCAAAAATATCAAGAAAAATTACAAGCTGATTTAGCATTTAAACAGCAATTAGTTCAAATAGAACTTCAAAAAGAAGCTGCTTTATTGGAATTAAAAAAACCTTATGAAGAAGAGAAGTTTAACAGAGAACTTTATTTAGAACAAGTAAGAGGTGCAGGTAAGGTAGATATGGAAACATTTAAGGAAAACCGTAAAGATGAGCGTACAAAACTACAAGCATCTCAACAAAGTAAGATATTGGAGCAACGCAATAAAGATGGAGAGCCAATAGACTTTAAAAATGAAAATAACTTTCAAGATTTATTAAACACTTAATATTTATAAAAATGACTGATCCAGAAGAATTAAAAAAATCAAAAGCAGAACAAGACAGAAATAGTAAAGTTACTGCACTTTCTAAAACTGAATCTTACAAAGAAGAAGCAGAAGAAAAAAAGAGACTAAAGCTTGACGATAATGGTAAAGCTAGACCTATTATTCAAAGAAGGAAAATACAAATAGCCAAAAAAGGAAGTGGTAAGAAAACACGAATTTTTGGAGAAGATGGAAAAGTACTTTATGAAGCTACACCTGGAACTGCTAAAGAAAGGGAAATGTTAAGAAGACATAGAAACCAAGAAGCAAATACAAACAATTCAAGACAGAAGAATGCGGATGTTATGAATTACCAAACAGGAGATGAAAAGGGTAATAGAGTATATGAAGAAAGAATAGCTATTCAAAAAAGAAGAGATGCTAATTAGCATCTCTTCTTTCATAAAATATAGTAGTTTCTTTTCTTTTATTATTTACTATCATTAAACCTCTATTTTTTTTATCCGTAAAGGTATAAGCTTGTTCTTCTTCACCATCCATCATGATTATATAGGTATCACTTTCATAGCCTGTATCTTCTGCTTTTAATGTTTTTATAATTTTACTTTTTGTCCAATCAATATCACTTTTAATATAAAAATAACCATTTTCTATATATATAGACATGTTTGTAGTTACATCCATAGAAGAATGAGTATCTTTTTTTTTATTCAATAAAGACATTACACTTACATCTTCTACTAAAATTTGAGAAATTCCAAAGAAAGGAATTAATAACAGGATAATAATTAATTTTTTCATTTTCAGTTATGTTTTAGATTATTTAACTAAAGTAATAAATAATAAAATACAATAAAACAACAATAAATAAATAGTATTGAAATTAATTTGCGATAAATAATTTTTATACTAAATATAAAAAATTACATTAATTATTTGTTTTTAATAGATAAAATCTATTACATTTGTTATTATAATAATAAATACTTATAATTATGGCATTCGGGGAAGAATTTTTACAGCAAGAACCTATTGAACAATCTACACAACAAAACACTCAAGGAATTAGTCAAGAGCAAGTTGTAAATAGCAATGTAGATATATCAAATCAAGCTACTACTGATTTTGTTCCAGAAGATCAAAATTTGCAAACACCAACAACTAATAATATTGATGATGAAGAAGGTTATTATCCTGCTGAATATATTAATGATGATGCAAATTTCGATGAAAAGGATATAGATGAGACCATTGCATTTGAATATTTAAAAAAACATAGAGGTGTTGAATCTGATAATTTAGAAGACTTTTTAAAGAAAAGAGACACTATAAAAGAGGTAAATCCTTATGATGGTGTTATTGATGATGAAGACAAGCAATACCTAGATTATAAAAAAGAAACAGGAAGATCAAGAAAAGATTTTGAGTTTTTAAACCAAGATATTGAATCAATTAGTCCTGTTGAACTAGCAAGACAAAGAATTGAAAAAGAAACAGGACTAAAACTTAGTACTGAAAAAGCAATAGAGTATTTAGAAGAGAAATTTGATATTGATTTATCAGATAACGAATTATCAATCAAAGCTCAAATTGAATTAAATGGTTTTGTAAAACCTGTTAAAGAAGAATTAACTTCTTTAAAGGAAAAATACAGACAACCTATTGAACCTAAAGCACAACCAGAATCACAAAATTTTGATGATATGGTTAAGCTTCAAGATGGTTCAATGATGAAAAAAGAAGATTATCAAACATTAATGAATAATCATCAAAAACATATTGAAGCATCAATAGAATCTGTGAACGGAGTTGCAGAAACTAGCTTTAAAATTGCATTTGATGATAACGGAACGCAAAAGGATTTGGCTTTTAATTACGAATATTCTAACGAAGACAAGCAGAGTATGGTGTCAACTGTTAAGAATGTAGATGAAACAATGCAAAAACGATACCGTTCCGAAAGTGGAGAGTTCAACCATAAACAATTCGCAGAGGATATGTTTTGGAGCGATCCTAAAAACAGGGAAAAAGCCATTGCTAATTTAATTCACAAAGCGAGAGCTGCTGCAATTGAAGAAGCTATGAAGCAGGACAATAATGTGAATTTTTCTAACCAAAGAATCCCTAACAGGGATAATAATGGTCAAAGAGTAGTTCCAATTGTACAATCAAACGGATTTGGGTTTCCAGAACATTTTAAACCCTAAAAACTAAGAAATTATGGCTTTTGATTTAAGAACCAACAATTTAACAGGAGTTGCACTTATCGACCAACCAGGTGGTGTTTCTGCAACTTCAGAGAATTTTATCTCAGCGTACACATACGCACAACAGTATCAGCCAGAATTAATCCCACAATTGCACTACGCAAATGGATTGGGTAAGATTACTGACTTTTTGAAAATGACAAGTGTAGAAGACACTTATGCTTCTGACCAAGTTCAGCACATGGAGACTAATCGCCTTCACAACATCTTAAAAAATGTAGCAGTTACAGCTAGTACATTTACTTCTCCAACAAATCACAATTTAAGAGTTGATGATGTTGTTTTGATTTCAGATGGTGTTATTGAAGCACAAGCTATTGTTTCAGCTATTACTTCTGCTACAATATTTGTGGTAGAGTATGATGATGCTACACCTTCTTTTGCAGGTAATGTAGATGTTTCTGCTGACTTCTCTAGTAGATTTAACAAAGGAACAAACCCTTTTGAAACAGGAAAAAATTGGAATCCTACACCTTATGTGAATTACACTCACATTATCAAGGAAACTTATGATATTTCTGAAAGTAACATGGCTCACCAAAATTGGGTAATGACACCTAATGGACCACGTTGGTTTAACTTTGAAATGGAGCGTACAGGAACTTTATTTGACAATAAAGTTGAATTAACTATGCTTTTACACCGTAGAGCTACTGATGCTTCTGCTTCTGCTGTTGCAGGTAAAGCACAAGGTATGAAAGGTGTTGTTCAGCAAATTGAAGAAAGAGGTAACTTAATCAATGATTATATTACTTCAGTAGATGATTTATCTGATATTGCTTTAAGAGCAAAACAACAAGGTAATTGTCGTGAATTTACTGTATGGGCTGACCACAAGCAAATGGCTTACTTTAGAGTATTGTCGGCAGGTGTGAACGCTTCTTTTGTGAATGGTGCTAATTATGGTATGTTCCAAAACAGTAAGGAAATGGCATTAAAATTAGACTTCTCTTCTATATTAGTAGATGGAGTTACTTTCCACTTTACGCCTTGGAGATTATTAGATGATCCTACAATCTTAGGTTCTTCTAAATTCTTATTAACTGCTCCTGCATTTATTATCATCCCAACAGGTATGACAGAAGTGTATGAAGAAGGAAATGCTAAATCTAAACCTTACTTATCTGCTCGTTACAGAAAAGATGGTAATGTAGATAGAAAAAGACAAGTTAAAATATTCGGTTTAGGTGGTACGCCACAAAAAGCGGATAAAATGACTGCTAACTTCTTATCTGAAATGACAAACCAAGTAATTGGTGCTAATTGTTATTTCGTAGGTAGAAGAGGTGCTGCTTTCTATACAGCCTAAATAAGATAAAATAGCGAGGTTTTAAATAGACCTCGCTATTTTTTATATTAATCTAATATTAAAACATCATGAACAAAGGAATTATTTATCGCTTAAAAAACGGAAACAACAAACCAAACTCTTGGGGATTAAAACAACTTGAAGTTGGTATTAATGTGCCTGGGGAGGGTTTTAAATTTATCAACTATTTCCCTGGTTCGGATTCTATTTTTGTAGATGCAAAAACAAATAAAGACCGAAAAGTTGGAAAAGTTACTTTTGAATACAATGGGTACGATGCTACTGAGTTAGTTGTACCGGTTGAAAATATCTTATTGAACAAATACCTAAAGGCACACCCTTGGTTTAATGTTCACTTTGAAATATTTAGTGAAGAAGAAAATGCTGAAAAACAATTAGCTTCTTTTGAACTAAAAGAAAAAGCCTTAATGTTAGTTAAGGAATCAGATGATATTGCTTCTCAAGCAATTGCTATGGCTATTAATGGTATTCAATCATACGGTTGGACTGCTTTAAAAGCAAAAGCATGGTTAAAAGAGAAAGCATTTACAGAACCAGAATTAATTGTTTCTAAAATGGAAGCACATAATTATGAATCTAAATACTTATCTGCAATGTCTTTCTTTTCTGGAATTATCAAAGAAAACAACCAAAAAGACAGAGTTGTTTGGAATGATGAAAATGAAGGAATGATTATTCCTTTAGCAAAGGGAGAAAATGGTATTGATAAACTTGGAGAGTTTTTAGCTGAATCTACGGATGAAAGCAGATTAGTTATCCAAGAAGTATCAAAGAGAATTAATGATTTAAAGCGTAATGTTTACGTTAAAGCAAACAAAGTAGCTGCTACTATTGATGTTGCTACAAAAGAGATCATTGATTCTAAAGATGCTAAAATTGCAGAATTGAAAGCCGCTTTATTAAAAAAAGAAGCGAAAGCTTTAAAGGTAGAAGAAGAGGTTGAAGAAGAACCTTCTACATCTGAAAATGAAAAAATAGCTCCTACATTAGATGAATTAAGAGCAGCTTACTTGGAAAAGCATAAAAAAGACGTTCCACCTCGTTTTAAAAATGATGAAGAGTGGATTGCTAAAAATATTTAAGAAACCATTTTCGTTTTGGTGCAGCTTTTCCCGAGTTGATGAAAGAAACCCTACTTTAATTAGTAGGGTTTCTTGTTTTAATTTTCTATTGTTTCTAAAGATTCTACTAATGTAGAAATATCAATATCATTTAATTCAGAGCAGTCTTGTATCATTTGGAATACTTTAGGTAAATCTTCTTTTCTAAAAGCAAATCTATCTAATCTGAAGCAATTATAAGGAAAGTGCATTGATAAATCTCTTTCAGCTATTTCTGCTCCTTGAATACCAGGTTGTTGAATTTGTTTAAATATATGCGTAATGTGGTATGTTTCATTCTTAACAATCCACTTATTTTGTGGTATTTGAATTGGTTTTTGTGTATCATCTACACACATACATTTAATTTTCATTTTCTACTAATTCTTTAATTATTTGACTATTTAGGTAGTTGAAATAAAACATTCTTTCAAATACATTATAACCTACTTCTTTTGCTTTTTTATAACCTTTTTCTATTGCTAGTCGGTTTTGCTTTTTTCTTATTCTAAAACGCTGTACAGAATTTAATTCTTTGTAGGCTTTTGTATTCTCTATTTTGTTTTTGAATTGCATAGGCTAAATATTTATTTTACAATATTAATGATTATCAATTACATAAAATATAATTTATTATATTAAATATTTATATCTTTGTTATATTAAATAGATTTTTTTTATAGTTTTAATGTAATTATTTTTTGATATGATAAGTGTAGATAGGGTTTATAAAACATTATTGTTTTTTGCAAATAGCGACATAAGAGGTAATGTTACGCCTAGCGAACTTAGACTTGCATTAAATGATACTGTTAATGAAATATATGAAGAGTATATTTTTGAGGTGAATAGAGCTGTAAATAGAGAAAACAGAGGATTGATTAATGGTGGCCTTGAAAACATATCAGATAGAATACGAGAAAAGATTCAGTATTATTTACAAGATGCCACACTTACTTTTTTAACAACCACTTTTCAACTTCCAAGTGATTTACGATATTTTGATAGCATGTTTTACAATGACATTACTGAAATAGAAATGTGTAAAAATGCTAAAGAGTTTAAGTTATTAGAAAACACATCTGATGCTTTACCAACAATTGATTACCCTGTTTATTTAAGACAAGGTGAAATTGTTAGAGTTTTACCAAGTACAATTCAGTCAGATGTTACTTTGTTTTATTTAAGAAAACCACTACTTGCTAATTGGACATACACTATTGTTTCTGGTGCAGAAACATTTAACCCATCAGCAGTAGGGTTTCAAGATATAGACATGCACCCAAGCGAGGAAAACAATATTGTTTTAAGAACATTAAATCGTTTTGGAATAAATCTTAAAGAGCAAGATTTACAAGCTACGACAACACAAAAAGAATCATCTGATTTTAACCAAGAAAACGCTAGTTAATTATGGCTATTATAACACCAGAACAATATTATAACAATGAAGATGAGCATGGTAATTACCAATGGACTTCTTTAAAAGATATAATTGATGCTTTAGAATTAGAAGCACAAGATGATGATAGTTTTTTAAAAAACACCAAACGATATAAAATGATTGCTTTGGCAAAACAAGCTATTCGTGAGGTTACTAAAAAAGCAGCAAATGATTTATTATCTATTGAATTTACTGTACCAGATAGTTTAGTTTTTACACTACCACAAGACTATGTTAATTATTTCATGGTTTCAGTAGTTACAGTTGATCCTACAACTGGAACTAAGAGATTACAACCATTAGACATTAATTCAAATATAAATATTTCAACAGGATTTTTACAAGATAATGATGCTAATATTTTATTTGATGAAGATGGTAATATAATTACTTCAGATGGAGATAATGCTTATGGATTACCTTATGCTAAAGAGTGTTTTGGAGAAGGTGGTGGTAATTTTACATTGGACACTTCCAAGCTTAGTCAGTATGGTGAATTTACTATTGATGAAAGAAGAGGTAAAATTTTGTTCAGTAGCGAATTATCAGACAAAGAGGTTGAGTTTAAGTACGTTTCTGATGGCTTACAAGCACAATTAACTGAATCTGAAATAACAGTTCATAAATATTTAAAAACGTGTTTAATTGATTGGATTTATTATGAGTGCATTGCTACAAAAAGAAATGTTCCTCAAAATGAAAAAGACAGAGCAAGAAGAAAAATGAAAAGCTCATTGCATCAAGCTAAAATGGATCGCTCAGATTTCAATTTACTTCAAATAGAGAGAACATTACGAACTAAATCAATGAATCTATAACTATGCCTATTACAAGAAGAAATTTCCTAAAAGGGATAATGGACCAAGATACAGATGAAAGACTATTACCAGATGGTGTTTATAGAGAAGCAGAAAATGTTTTAATTGTAAATTCCGAAGGTTCTGATGTGGGTTCTATTGAAAATTCGTTGTCAAACAAACAACTTACTAATTTAGATTTAGGTGAAAACCCTAAGTGTTTACTTGGTTTTAATGATGGGTTTGAAGATAAGCTATATTGGTTTATCAAATCTGATTCTGGATGTTTTTTATTAGAGTGGGATAATAAAAATGAAGTTGTTTCTATTGTTTTAAAAGACACAAGAACAGAAGACGTAGATAGGGTTTTAAATTTAAAAGAGGATAAACTTATCACAGGTATTCACAAGATTATAAATGAAGATCCAAAAAAGAATTTATTTTTATGGACAGATGATAATATTCAACCTTGTTGTGTAAATATTGAAAGAGCAAAGGCGTATGGAGAAAATGGTTTTGATAAAGAGGACATCTATTTAATTAAAAAACCACCAAGATACGCTCCAACAATAATTCCAATAACACTAAACGACCAAAGTAATAATATGGAGGACCGTTTTTTTACTTTTTCTTATAGATTTAAGTATTTAGATGGTGAATATTCTGCTTTGTCTGATTATACTAATTATGTTTTTACACCAAAAGAATTTCAGTTAGATTACCTTACTTTGGATAACTTAGGTATGGTAAATAATTTCAATGCTGTAAAATTGTTTTTTGAAACAGGAGATAAAAGAGTTACAGATATTCAGTTAGTTGTTAAGAATAGTAATTCTAATAATCTTTATGTAATTCAAAATTTCAATAAGTCAAAAGAAGGTTGGTTAGATAATGTTCAAAAGTCATATATATTCTCAAATAATAAAACATACGCTGTTTTACCAGGTAAAGAACTTTATAGAGCTTTTGATAATGTTCCTTTAAAGGCAAAAGCAATGACTTTTATAGGAAACAGGCCTATATTTGGTAATTATTTAGAAGGATATAACTTAATTGATCATAGTGGGAAAAAAATTAATATTGATTTTTCAGTTTCATTAATAAATGAAAACATTTCTACTTCATTTGATTTTGAAGCAATTGTTGTTTCTTTAAATACTTTAGAATTAGATAACACAGAAAATTATGAATTAACAACTGGTTCTACTATTAATTTAAATTTAAATATTCTTTTAGATTCAACAAATGATGTTTATAGTAACTCATTTTCTTTAATACTAGAAAATGATTATGCTTCATTAGTTGATTTTGGTAACTCAGAAGAGTTTCAAACATTTTTTGAAATTATACGTTCAGATTATGTAATAAATTATAATTCTAATTCTGCTTACGATGTTCCAGATGGTTGGGTTGTAACTATTGAAACAGATTTAACCTATTCTATTGTTGGAGATAAAATAGTCATAAGTGTTACTGATGTAACTTTTGAAGATACTCTTGATGCAAATACAGAACATATAATAGCTGCATCATTTTCAGAACAAAGTTCTTTTGACATTAATTATAGTTCAAATTCTTCAAGTTGTAAAACAAATAGAGATTATGAAGTAGGTATTATTTATGAAGATGAATTTAATAGAAGAACAACAGTATTAACTTGCCCTTACAATACTATTTACATACCTCAGAAGTATTCTATTTTTAAAAACAGAATAAAAGTTAATATTAATAATAAACCACCATATTGGGCCGATAGATATAAATTAGTATTTAAAGCAAGTCCTTTACAATATGATACAATTTATATAAATGAATTTTACAATGAAGATTTCTATGTATGGTGTAGGCTTATTTCTGACAATAAAGATAAGATAAAAATTGGCGATGATTTAATTGTAAAAAGAGCCGGAAATCAATTAATTAATGAGCCTATAAAAATAAAGGTTTTAGATATTGCAGAGAGAGATAAAGATTTTATTATTGACAATAAAGATTCTAAAGGACTTGATATAATAGAACCTAAAGGTGTTTATATGCAAATAAACCCAAATGGTTTTTCAATGGATTATGAAGATTTTAAAGTATTTAAAGATAGTAAAAATGGAAAAGCAAGTAGAGGTAATTATCCTACTGTTTTTTTAGATTTATTTTCTGAAGAAACTTCACCAGATGTTTATGAAGATTTTGCATTGCCACAAGGAAGTTCAGTTATTATTGATTTAAATAGTTCATTTAAATATGATGTAGGTTGGAGAAATTTAGATTATAAAAAAGAATATTTTTGTAAAAGAGACTACGCTAATTTAGAAGAATTTTATAATGAAATTATCTTAAATAAAAACCTATACGCAACAGATAACCTATTTAATGAGGTTAAAAACTATAAAGATAATGTAGAACTAATAAGAGGTTTCCCTGTTTTATTAAGCATAGGTGTTGGAGTGCAAGATAGAATTATTAATATAACCCCAGATCCATTAGGTAAATTATATTTAAAAGTAAAAGGACTTGAAAGTGGCGGTTCTGGTGGTAGATATGGTAGAGTATATGCAAAGATAACCGTTAGAACGTCTATTGGTGTTTATGTTTTTGAGACTATACCAAATAATTCAAGTAATAATACTTACTATGAAACAGCACAAACTTTCGATATTGTAGATGGTCAACATACTGGTAATTTACAAAATCAAGAATTAGATTCTTTTTTACCTGCAATTGTAGATTCTGATTTTTTCAACTGTTACACACAAGGAAATGGGGTTGAAAGCTATAAAATAAAAGATGGTTTTAATAAAAACTATTTAAATATAGATTTAAGGCCAAGTGCAACTTCAGTAGAAGAATATGCAGAAATAAGAAGGTTTGCGGACCTTACTTATGGAGAACCATATAATGAAAGTTCAAATATTAATGGACTTAATGAATTTAACTTATCTACTGCTAATTTTAAGCAAATAGATAAGATTTATGGAAGTATTCAGAAGTTACATAGTAGAGATAATGATATTCTTGTTTTACAAGAAGAGAAGGCTTCTAAGGTATTATTTGGAAAAGATGCTTTATATAATGCAGATGGTAATTCTAACTTAACTTCATTACCAGAGGTTTTGGGAAGCCAAGTAACTTATTTAGGAGAAAATGGTATTTCAACAAATCCAGAATCTTTTGCAATAAATGATTATCAAATATTTTACACAAATGCTAGAAGAGGATTAGTTCATAGATTATCAATAGATGGAGTTACGCCTATTGTTAATTTTATGGGAGACTTTTTTAGAGATTTATTTAGACAACAACCAAAATCTAAAAAAGTAGCCGCTTTTGATCCTTACCATAATCAATACATTTTATCTGTTGACGATGAACCTGCTACTATTTTAAGTTTAGGTTGTGATAATACTATATTTAAAAAAAACATTACAACTTCATTTACTTACAATTTAACTATAAATGATTTAGAGGGAGATATAGTTTTAAATTATGATATATCATTGGGTAATGCAACAATAACAGCTTTATTTGATGGAGACATATTTGTAGAATCAAACGTAACCGGATTAGGAACTATTACAATTCCTAGAGACAATTTAAGTGAAAATATAGTAGTTATAACAATTACACCTGTAACTGAAATTGTAGATTTTGAAATATCAAATGTTTGTCCTACTGGTATTCCAATGAAAGTAATAGAAATTGTACTAAGCGATTCTTTAGATTTAAACAAAACTATTACAAATAGATACAGATGGGGTAATTCAAATTTATTTACTGAAAATGATGTATTAAGTGAAGGACCAATATCAAGATTTACTGAAAAAATAGGAATTGAAGGAGTTGGTAGTTTTCCTAAAGATGGTAGTGTAGTTAGAATTGATTCATTTAAATCAAATAGCGATACAGGAAGATTAAATATACCAGAACAATGTAATCGTTTAGGATATTTAATTACAAGTTCTGTTTATACTAATTTAGATATTGAAACTATACTTGACCAAGCTACTTTTTTAGAAGTTACATCACAAACTATTTCATTAAATTCTTTTTTAGAATATGGTAGTTTCTTATTTGATAGAGCAGTAGGAGATGAGAACTTATATTTAATTTGGGATTATACAAATAGAAAGCCAATAGCAGTTGATGATTATACAAGCACACCTAAAGGAACGTCTAAAAATATAGAAGTGCTATCTAACGATACTGATCCTTTATCACTTCCATTAACAATAACTATAATTTCTGGACCTACAAATGGTTTGGCTATAATTGAAGCAGATAACACTATAACATATACTCATAATGATACTGACACTTATACAGATGTTATAGTATATGAAATTTCAAATGGGATATGCTCAACACAAGCTACTATATACATAGATATTGCAGTTGCATGTGATGGAAGTTTCTCATATACTGGTGCTGTTGGAATATTTAATCTTCCTATTTCTTACGGAACTGAAATAGGTACTTGTGGTATTTCTTATGAAGCTTTTTCAATAGCGGATAAATTTGAAATTTATTGGGATGGAAACTTAGTCGCTACAACAGGAACAGAAGTTAGTGGTTCTGGAACTATTACTTTTGAAAAAACAGCAGCAACACCAACTCAAGCTACAATTGTAGTAACAGCAACAACAAGCGATACTAATTGGGAAATAACAGGTATTTGTCCTATACCATAATAAAAAAAATATGGCAAAAAAAACAATATCATATAGCGAAAAAGTAAAAGGGTGGACATCATTTCACTCTTTTATTCCAGATTGGGTTACATCATTAAATAATCGTTTTTTTTCTATAAAAGATGGTCAATTATGGTTACATAATGATAATGACAATCCTATAAGAAATAATTTTTATGGAGTTCAGTATAATTCAAAAATAACAACAATTTTAAATGTAGAGAGTTCTGAGGATAAGATTTTTAAAACTTTAGTTTTAGAAGGTAATAAATCTTGGGAAGCTTCAATTGAAACAAATTTAGCAAACTCAACTATTAAAAAAGATGAGTTTAATAAAAGAGAGAGTCGTTTTTTTTCACATATTAGAAAGAATGAAAATGAAGAAGATTTCCATGGAAATTCTGTTCAAGGAATTGGTGTTATTGTATCATCTTTATCAAATGTAATTACTTTTAATGAAGTTTCTGAAATGGTTTCAGTTGGAGATAAATTGTATCAACTTAATGGTTCAGCAAATGAATTAATAGGAGAAATTACAGATATTAATGGCAATGAAGTTACAGTAGATAGCATTACAACAACCCCTGTAAATGGTTATTTTTCTTTTTCAACTAAAAATTCAAGAGTTGAAGGTTCTGAAATAAGAGGTTATTATGCAAAAGTAGTTTTAGAAAACAATGATACTGATGCAGTTGAGTTGTTTGCAATAGAATCTAATGTAATTAAATCATTTGTATAATGGGATTTGAAGCACGATTACTTAGCGATTCTGATTACGATAAATTATGTTCTTGGTGGAAATGGTTTAGATTTCCTGCTCCACCAAAAGACTTTTTACCAGAAGATGGTAAAGGTGGTATAATGATTTCTAAAGATGGTATTGATATTTGTGCAGGTTTTCTATTTTTAAACAATTCAAAAATTGCATGGTTGGAGTATGTGGTTTCTAATCCAGAATACAAGAATAAAGACCGAAAAGAAGCAGTAGTTGAACTAATTGTAACATTATGTGGTATTGCCAAAAAACAAGGTTATAAAGCTGTATTTAGTTCTCTTAAAAATGAAAATTTAGTAAAAAGATACGAAGAAGCAGGATTTACAAAAGGAATATCTAATACAACAGAAGTTGTAATTTCTTTGTAATAAATTAAATATAACAAATTATATTTAATGGAATTAATTTATATCTTTGTAGTAAACAGATTGATTAAAATTTAAGTTATGGCAGCTATAACAACGACAGCAATCGGCATTGGAATGTCTGGGTATCAAGCTTATAAAGGAGCAAAAGATAAGAAAGCAGGAGAACAAGCCTTAAACAACTACGAAAGACAGGATTTAAATAATGCGTTTGAAAACGTAAAAATAAGTACTATTGGTAGTGATTTACTTAAAGAAGAAAGCCAAAGAACATCAGCTAACTTAGTTGATGCTTCTCGTAATGCAGGTGTTCGTGGTATTTTAGGTGGTATTCCTAAAATTCAAGAGTTTACCAATAACCAAAATCGTGAAGCACAAAAACTACTTGATGATCAAGTTCAGAAACGTGAATACGCTATTGCAGGTGATGAAACAAAATTAAGAGAAATTAAAGAAGATAGAGATAATGCTAACCTAAGTGCTATTTCTTCTCAAATTCAACAAGGAAATGCAGATATGTGGAATGGTATTACAGGTGTTGCAAAAGGTGCTATGTATGGTGCTAATAATATAAAATCTGCTGATGCAAAAACCACTACTGATTCATCTGGTAGTTTTAATCCAGGAGAACAAAGTTTTGATAATGGTATAAATTATAAGCCAAGCAACTACTTTAATTTTTAAGAAATGGCAAAAGGAAATTATACAAACGCATACGCTACTACTAAGCCTGTTAGTCAAGATATGGCAGGTTTTATTACCGACCAAGAAAATCAAGATTTTAAATATCGAAAAGAAGCTAAAGAAAAAGAAGATGCACAGGAAGAAGCTTTTCAAAAGAAACAAGAAAATCTAGCGAAGTATCAAGGAAAATTTAAGCCTTATGATACAGGTAGTGCAACGTATAATACAGCCATTGCAACAGCTTTAGAAGAAGCAAAATCTAAAGCTTTGGAATACTACAAAATTACAGCCGATAGAACCAAGTCTGATGCAGAAAGAATGGAAGCACAGGCTAATTTAAATGATTTAGAAAATTACCCTTCTTATTTAAAAAATATATCTGACCGATTTACAGAAGTAAATAGTGCATACGCTGAAGCAGTTAAAAATGGGGAAGCATGGGCCGATCCAGAGTGGGAAGCTAAATTTCAAAATCAATTTAAAGGAATGAAAGTAACAATGGGTGATAACAATAAACCTACAATGTTATTTTTAGACCAAAATGGAGATGGAGTTTCAGATTTTATGGAATATGAAGATATTGCTCAATTAGTTCCAGAAAACTTGATTAAGCCTAAAGTCAATATGTTTAAAATGGCTGAAACCTATGCAAAAGGGTTAAAGCCTAGAACGGATGAAGAGTATGATCCAAACAATCCATATAAAACAACTGAAACAAAAGGTGTTTCTTTTGAGGAACTTGAAGCAGGAGCAGAGCAATTAATGACACCTCAAGCTTTAACAAGTTACAAAATAGAGTATGGAATTAAAGATAGGGATTTAACTGATACTGAGTTAAAAGACATAAAAATAAAGCTTATAGAATCAATGCTTCCATATACAGAAAGAGGGGTTAAATCAAAACTTGATATTAAATCTAAGAATGCTGATGAAAATGATGCAGCTAATAGAGCTTCAAGAGAGAGGATAGCAAAAATGAATGAAGCAGGAAGAAACAAAAGAAATGCTTCAAAAAAAGGTGATGGAAAAACAAATGCTTCAGTAGATGAGTTAATAAATTATTCAGTATCAGTAAATCAAAAAGGTATTCCTAAAAATTCATTAGGTTATAATCCTAAAGGTGGAGCAATTATCTATCAACCTACCGAAGATTATACTGAAGAAATTGACAAATTTTATCTTACACCAGATAATGATGTAATTATTACAGGTACAAAAATTGAATTAGGAAAGGATGGTAAAACTAAAGTAAGAAAACCATTTTCATATAACTCTTCTAAACAAGCAGATGAAGTAGGTAAGAGATTATCTTTAATTACAAAATCAAATAGTGATGAAACTTTTGATTCAATTAGTGAGTTTAGGAATACACTACTTGAAAGAAAAAATGCTACATTAAAAAAGGGAGAAGACAACACAGAAGAAGAGTTTAATTGGGAAGAACAATAATTTAAGTTATGCAAGAAACAAATCCGGCACTAGAGAACGCTTATAAATTAGCGAAATCAAAAGGTTATAAGAAAGATATTACTGAGTTCACTACATTAATATCTTCAAATGAGGATGCTTTAAATAATATATATAAATCTGTACAGTCTAAAGGTTATAAAAAATCTATTGATGATTTTAAGCAACTTATTGGTATTTCTGACGTAAAAAAAAAAGAAAATTCATCTTCTTCTACGACAAACGAAAAATCGGTTTCGAAACCTCAAAATGGTTCTTCGGATGGAAAAGGATATGATGAAATTTCAGAAAAATACAACTTTACCAATACTAAAACACCAGAGATAAAGGAAAGTAAACTTGAAAAACAAGGTGTAAAACACATAAATCAAGAAGATATTATAGCTCAAAAAGAACAACCTTTAAAAACTCAAATAAAAAAGGATAACATTGAACTTGGTATTGGAGTTAAAACTGAAGAACAATTAGCAGAAGAAAAAACTAAAAAAGAAGCATTAATAAATTCTTTTAACGAAAACACAATAGTTTCAGATGATTTTATAAGTGATATTTCTACTGATTTTGATGAGAAACTAAATCAAACAGGAGTTTGGAATGGAATTAAAACAGGCCTAAAGTCAACTTGGAATAAAGTAATGCCTTATTTACCTGGAAGTCCTAATGATAAAGATGTTAGGAAAAATTTAGAATTTGAATTAGATCCTTTGGCTGATGTAAAAAAAGAAGCTAAAAAAAACTTATTAGATAGTGGATTAAAGGAAGAAGATATTACAGAGCAAAAAATAAATGAAATTGCAAAGAAAATTTATGTAAACAAAGAGTTGTCGGATAAACGCATTTCATTGAGTAATGACTATTTAGAAGGAATATCTGATGATGATAGAAAGATATTAAAAGCAGATAAAAACCTTCAATTAGAAAGCATTTCTTTACAAGATAAAAAGCTTTTAAATACAATAACACTTATTGACAATAACCTTGAAAAAGATTATAGCGAATTAAGTGATTTAATTGAAATAAGTAAAAATGGCGGTTTGTCTCAAGAAGAGATAAAAAGAGTTACACAACTTCAAGATGTGTTAGAAAACAACTTAAAAAATCGTCAAGAAATTTATTCTAAATACTCAAACAACAGCAAAGAATTAGGTACAGTACAAGAGGAATATGATATTTTAAAAAGGAATTATGGCTCTTTAGAAAATTTTGGTCTAAAAATAGGTCTTGGAGTAGCTAAAATTACAACAGGTTTAGCACAAAGTTATAACATGGTTCTAGGTGATGATAAAGATAAAAAAGAAGTTGCTGATATTCAAAAGGCAATAGATGAGGTTTTACAAGAGGAGATTCAAAAAGAAACTCAAGAAGTAAGAAGCTTTAATGATGTAGTTGATTATGTGTCTGATTTAGTTGGAAATCAAGCACCAAACTTAGGTTTAATGTATTTAACAGGTGGTGGTTCTAGTATGGTAAAACCATTATCTAGTATTGCAGCGTATTCCGTAGGTAATAAATACTCAGAATTAGAAAATGAAAACAACTATGGAGAAGGAAATTATACTAAATCAGAGATGTATGTAGCATCACTTGTTTCCGGAGGTGCTGAAGCTATTGAAATGAATACTTTAAGAATGCTTGGTGGTGGTAAAAGACTTGTACAAAGTACTTTATCTAGCACACCTACAAGAGAATTATTTAGAAAGAGTATTGGAAAGAAACTACAAAGTGCATCTTCTGAAACCTTTAAAAATGTTAAAGGAGAAATACTTGAAGAGGAATTAACTAATGTGGTTCAAAATTTTTCTGACAGGTATATTCTTGGTGATAAATCTGTGGGTATTTTGGACAACTCAATTAAAGTGGCCAAAGATGCTGCTTCTATGTCTATCTTAATGACTTCTTTTCCTGCTGCTGCATCTGCAGTAATAAAGCCATTTGTACCAAAATCTTATGTTGAGGTTTTAGATAAAAACACAAAACGAATAGCTGAAATACAAGAAATTTTAAACAATCCTAATCTTAGTGAAGAGACTAGAAAAGAAGGGAATAAATTACTAAAAGAATCTATTGATAATAACAAAAGAGGTTTAAAAGAAATAATATTAAATACATCAAAGTTAGACGATTCTTTTGTAGAAAAAGTTATAGAGTTAGAAACTAAAAGTTCTGAAATTAGAAATAAAGCAAATGCTATTTCTAATGACAAATCTATTTCAAAAAGTCAAAAAGAATTTTTACTAAAAGAACTTCAAACAGAATATAATTCAAGTGAAAATTTGCGTGAAAAAATTAATTCTGGAAAAGCTACAAAATTAGACTTGTTAGACGAAAAAGAAGTTTTAAAACTAAAAGACAAAGCCGGAAAGCAATTAATAAAAGAAGCTGAGGAAAGTGGTAAGAAAGAAGCATCATTTAACGATGAGCAAATTACTAAACGTGCTTTAGAAATTTATAATGAAACTAAACCTAAAAAAGAAATAAACGAACCCATTGTAGTTAATAAAACTACAACAGATACTAAAGAACAGGCAACAAAAGTTAAACCTGCTCCTAGTATTTCTTTAGATGAAAGTTTAAGCGAAAATAATAATCCAAATCAAATAACAAATGACCTTTCAAATAAATCTATTGAAGAATTAGAGAAAAGAAAGTTTGAATTAGATGAAAAAGGATTTAGAAGCTTAACAAAAGAAAGTGATGAGTATAATAAAATTGATAAAGAATTAGAGAAAAAAGAATGGCAAAGTGTATTAGGAAGTCCTTTATCTGAAGTTGAAAAAGTTATTGATGACCTTATAGAAAAAGATAAAGAAATGCCTAATGGTTATGGTTCTTACATAGAGAAAAGAGATGCTAGAGAATCTAAGGAAATAGTCGCTAAATATAAAGGAGAAGTAAGTAAAAAAGAATCTATCAAAGATTTTAAAGATGCTTTTTTTGGAAACCCAGATACTTGGTATGCTGATGCTTTAAAAATGAGAGAATCAGTACGTTCATTTATTGAAAAAGGAGGAACATTTAAGGAATTACTTAAATCTGTTCAAAAAGAATTTGAGAGTGATGGATTTTCTGAACAAGATGCAGCAGGTGTAATAAACAGCAAATTAAGTAAAATAGCTAAAACAAATGAAAGCACACAGACAGAAGATATTGTTACTGATGGAAACATTCAACCTAGAGTTGAACCAATGGGAGAGTTGGCAGAAAGTAAACCAACAACAACCAACGCTATTGAAGAAGAAAGTGTTTCCAATACCAATGAGCCTAAACCAAGTGAAGGAAAGCCTAAAGTAACAACTAAAGAAGTTGTTGTTCCTGGATTTGCAAATAGAGAATCTACTTATGATGTAGATATGGACTATGATGGTAATATTACTGAAATTAGAAGTAAAAAAGATGGTAGAGTTATTAATGAATTTGTAGAGTATACTTCTACAAAAATAGATAAAAAAACAAAACTAAAAGTTACAAAAAAAGGGATAAGAAAAAATGCTAATTATGCTAAAATTGAATCTGCAGCGTTAGGTATTAAAACTGAAAACCAACAAAATATAAATAATAAAGAATTTATAAGTAACTTTGAACCTACTAATGAGTATGATGCTGCTTTAAAATCACTTGCATCTGGTGATAAAGTTTCTCCAAAATCATTACAGTCAGAATTAGGTAATTCAGATAGTTCTTGGGCCACAAATAAATCATCTAAGGAAACATTACCAAGCGTTGAAGCTTTAGCAGAACAAATTTGGGAATCTAATCCAAATTTTGATGTTCAAGAAGTTAGAAATGCTTTAATTGATATTATTGGTTCACACGCAAACCTTAATAGCGTTAAAGAAAGTCTTTTAGATGCTCATAAAGAGAATGTTAAGAGAATTGAAGAACAAGAAATTAGTACTTACTTAGGTAGTTTATCTGAGCAAGAATTAGCTATGTATGAGACTGTAAAAGCAGAGGATGATTACATTTCTGAACTTACAGATGATGAAGCACAAAGATATTATGAACAAGAATATAGAAAAAACACAGGGAATTATGAAAACGAACAAGGAACAACCAAAAATGACGAGATCGGAATTACTAAAAGCGAAAGCGTTCAAGAAAGTAATGGAAGAGAAAAATCAGAACCAAGAGCAGTCGAAGAAAAAGTAGTTGAACAATCAATAGATAAAGTTTTTTCTAAAGAAACAGTTGAAAGTTTAGAGAAAGCAAACAAACCAGATGTACTTGATTTCTTAGACAGTTTAAAACTTGATCCAAACGATTTAAATGCTACACTTCCATTTTTACCACAAACTTGGAACTTATTTATTGATGCAATAAAACTAGCTTATAAAGGTGGTAAAACTATTGCAGAAGCTATTGAAATAGCAAAACAAAAACTTATAGATAAAGGAATTTCTAACAAAGAAATTAATGCTGTAATTGAGTTCTTTAATAAGAAAGCTCAAAAAACAAACACATCTGATTTTAAAAGAAAACCAGGGCAACGCTCATTACTTCAAAGACTACGAAATGGAGGTAATGAAGATATTGTAAACAGAGTTATTGATAGAATTGGATTGACTTATGAGAAAAACAATCAAGAGAAGACTTATGCAGATGCGGTAAACTTTGTTGAAGAAGTTGGAATTGCAGAAGCGTATAATGCTATTAAAGAGGGTAAAATTAAAAATCCTGCTGCTGTTACTGTTATTTACGCAGAATTAATAGAAAGACTTCCAAGAGAGATTGAAAATGCACTAAGCACAATTACAGATAATGATGCTTTACTTGAAGCTACAAAAGAGTTTGATGCTTATTTTGAAGACATAATTAATGAATATGCAACTAGAGCAACTGAATTTGGTCAAGCTAATTCTATACTTAACTACATTTACAATAAAGCACAAACTGTAAGATATTCTCTTTCTAAGCAAGTTGAAATTCATAAATCTATAAACGGAGGTAAAGTTGATCCAGAAACAATGGAAAAACTAAAAGAACTTGAAGCAAAATACAAAGAAGCAGTTGAAAATATTAAGCAATTAGAAGAGAAAAATGAAGCTATTATTGCTCAACAAGCTTTTGAAAGAATTATTGAAGAGCAAAAGCGTAAATTAAACATTGGAAATAAAAGACCTAATTCAGCTCAAGCTAAAAAGGTAGCGGAAAGTGTAAGGAAATTAAAAATAAATAGACCTGGTGTTTTTAAATCATCAACCGGAGCAGATTTAGTTTGGGATGGTGCAGTAGAAATTGTTGCTAAATCTATTGAAACTACTGGAAGAGTTGCAGATGCTATTAATGAGGGAATTGATTTCATTAAAAAATCTAATTGGTATAAAGGATTAAACAACCAAGAAAAACAATTAGCAGAACAACAATTTGTTGAATCTTTTGAAGGTATTTCAGATAGTAATTCTCTTAATAATGAGATTGCCATTGATAAAAATGGAGATATTAAAGTTTCTGGAAAGGTTTTAACAGATTTTGTTAAAGATGGTGGAACGGATGTAAATAACTTGGTTGATATTATCAAAAAAGAAATTGAATCTGATTATCCTCATGTTTCAAAACGAGAAATTCGTGATGCTATTACAGGATATGGAAAGAGAGCAAATAAAAATAAATCTCAATTAAGAGAAGATATTTCTAGGCTTAAAAATTTAGGAAAACTTGAAAGTGAACTTGAAGATGTTCAAAAAGGTATTGCTAAAAACAAAGGAAGTAAAGCTTCTAAAAGAAAATTGTCTGACAAAGAAAATTTACTAAAAAAACAGATAAAAGGACTTCAAGATAAACTAGGTATTACTGAAAAAGAACGTACTGAGCGTTCTAAAGAATACACTAAAAAAAGAATTGAAGAAATTAAGAATAAAATTAAAAACGGTGATTTTTCTAAAAAGGAAATAAAACCAATTACTGAAGATGCTGAACTTAAAAAATTAAGAACAGAAAAAAACAGAATTGAAGAGGATTTTGAAAAATTAAAACACATTAAGGAATTAGAACAAAGAAGTATTGGTGAAAGAATAAAGGACCATTTTTCTGATTTATGGGATTCTCAGCGTGTAACTAGAGCAACAGGTGAGTTATCATTTGTTGGAGCACAAGGAGGTTTTTATGTTGTAGATGGATTCTTTTCAAGAAAAACTTTTAAAAATTTAGCTAAAAACATAAAAGGAACAACTGCAAATGATTGGAAGCCTAGAAATATCTTTGGAACTATTTCTAAAATAACTAAATCAGCACAATCAGTAAATGCAATTGCAGAGATGTTTGATAAAATGGCAACAAAAAATAATTATGATGATTTTGAAGCTATTCTAAAAGACCATCCTTATTATGATGTTTTCTTAAAATCTAAGTTGCGTATTCTAGGTGAAGATGCAAAAACACAAGTTAAAGATGAAATGTTTATTGGTAATGCTGTATTGTCAATTTTAAAACTTCCTGCTGCCGGATTAACTTATTTAGATAAAGGTAAGAAGAGAACAACAATTCATGGTTATTTTGAAAAACTGAGAACTGGAAAAGTTTCAGATAAGAATAAAAAATCAATTATTGAAATGACAGGACCATTAACGGTTACTGGTGCTTTAGAGAGAGGAAATAATACTTTTATGAACATTGCAAGAATAGATCTTTTTATGAGAGGTGCTAAAATGCTTGAACTTCAAGGTAAAAACCCAATAGACCATATTGACGAGTATAAAAAATTAGCAAGTGCAGTAAATACAATTACTGGTAGTGCTAATCTATCACAAACATTAACAATGGCTGTTCCTATTTTAAATAAGTTAATTTTCTCAACTAGATATTGGGCGAGTTCATTAAATATGACACCTCCGGTATCATTATATTATTTATGGAAGTTAGGTAATTACGATAGTGTTTTATTAGGAAAACCAAGTACTTGGAAAGGTGCTTTAGAAGTAAGTGTTGCACAAAAAACTTTTTTAAGAACCACTATAAAAGGAATGACTGCAATGTTTGGAGCTGCATCTTATATGCTTTATTTGGCAAATTCTGTAAAAGATGATGATGAAGAGAAAGCTTATATTGAATACGATCCAAGAAGTTCAGATTTTATGCAAGTTGTAGATGGTAAAAAACGAACTGATTTCTTTGGGCCATATAGAAACAATATAGTTTTATTCTCTAAAATTTACACAAGAGAATCTAAGAAAAATGGAGAAATAAAAAGTAATGGTGAAGGTGTTTTTAGTAGGACTAATAAAGATATTTTCTTTGATTATATTTCAAACAAAGCCAATCCTTTTCCTGGAATGTTTTTAAGAAATATGGCAGGTAAGAAAAAAATGATTATAAATGAAGAAACAGGTATTGAAGAAGAGAAAGTAATGCTTTTTGAAGATGATGTTGCTATTGAAACTCAAATGGTAAACAATCTATATCCAATATTTGTAGATACTACAAATGAAATTATAGAAGAAGATCCAGAACTAGGAGAGGAGCTTTATATAATGTTAGCGTTTATAGGAAAACAAACATCAGTTTATTAAAACAAAAAAGCCACTAATTAAAGTGGCTTTTTTTATGTTATTTATTTTCTTTGTTAAAGTAAATTAGGTAATAATACATTTGTCTTTCTTCATCCCAACCTTTTTCGATAAAGTTATCTGCACTTTCTTGGTTAATGAAGTCAAGCTTTATTTGCACGTTTGTATCAAGGTTAATTACACCTTTGTACTTTCTTCTTACTTCTGTAACTGCTGCATTTGCAATTGGGAAAGTAGTAACATCTTCAATACTATATTTAGCACCTTTATCTACTTTGAAATTTTTAAATTCTGGAAGCAGTTCCGGATTAAGTAATACTTCATTTAAGAAAGCAGTTTCTTCAAAGGTATCATTTTTAGCAAAGTGATTCATTGCTTTATTCATAAACATCACCTCTTCTTTTTTATCTTCAGCAGGAAGTACAATTTCTTTAGCGAAATCTTGACAGAATTTAAGATACTTTTTAGTTAAGAAGTTTTCGTCTTGAAATACATCTATTGATAAAAAGTGTTCTAGCCAATAACGAGAATCATATCTATTACTATCAACTGTTAGAATTTTATAACCTTCTTCTTTTTTGTAATTGAAGATTAAACACCCTTTGTCTAATTTTTCAAGTGAAATGCCTTGATTTAAGACCATATCTAAATTAGAACCACTATCAATACCTTTTTCTTCTATTTGAAGGAAGTCGTGCTTAATTTCGCTTTTAAAGACACCAATCGCATCAACTATGTTGTTGTCAATTGAAACATTTGTAAAGTGAACTACATAAACTTCTCCATTTTTAATATGTGGATGATTTGATTGTTCAAATAAATGTTGTGTAATTTTCTTTGAAACTAAGTGTATTGCTTCTTCATTTCCAGAATAATTAAAAATGTCTTCAGCTAAATTGTACATTTCGTTGTATTCTAAATCAACTTCATGAGCAAATTGATAATAGTTTTCTTCTTTTTCTCTAAAAGGTTTTAGAAAAAACTCTTTTAGTAGAGGTATTATTTCATCTGAAACTTTAAATGGTTCATCAGATAAGAACATTTTTTCATTTCTACTTTTGTTCCCAATTTTATGAAGCGAAATAGCTTCAATGTTCGCATTAAATAAGTTTATCATATTATTTGTTTTTAAATTTTTATTTAATTAAAGTTGTATATGCGCTACGTTGTAGCGGGTAGCCATTAGTTAGCAGTAATATTAAAGACGTTCCTTAATAAGATTTACACAATTTTTTACATTGTAACTCATTGCTTGTGTTTTTAATTCGCCTGTTTTTATATCATAAACTCCGATACTATAACCATCATTTACACCTTGACAAATACTCATTGGATGCTCTAAATGTGCTGAAATTTTATCGAATAGTTTTTCAAATTGTTTAAAATCATCATCCGATAAAATACTACTGCTAACATCAGTTTGTAGCAATTGCAAGGCTTCTTTTCGTCTTTCTGCTTCTTGCTTTATTTGTTTTTTTAATAATGTAAAATCTTCGGTTGACATTATTTTTAATAATTTAGATATATGCATTTTCTTTTGTGTTTGTTATTTTTAGTTATTATTATTGCAACTACTACAAGCTGCGTGGCGTTAGCGGTAATTTTTACCGAACCGTTCACGAAGTCTAATCATTCTTTGATTTAACATTACAAGCCTTTCGTTTTGTTGCTTAATTGCATTTAAGAAAGTTCTAATATCTTTTTTAGATGTGGTTT